GCTTGACGCCACCATTCAAGCGATGGCGATATGCACCGAATTGGCCCTTGCAAAGCATCAGCGCGTCATCGTGCGCATCCTTCCCGGCAATCACAACATCAACAGCTATATGGCAATCATGTTCGCGTTGGCCGAGCGGTTTAAGGATAACGAGCGCGTCAGCGTCCAAAAGGCACCGGGCGAGTTTTTCGTTTACGAATTTGGCAAGGTGCTGCTGGCCGCGCATCACGGCGACAAGGCCAAAGCGGATCGGATGGTGCATTTCTTGGCCGATCAGTATGCAGAAATGTGGGGCCGCACAAAACACCGTTTCCTGTTCACCGGGCATTTACACCATCACAGGTCGCAGGATATTGGCGGCGTGCAGTGGGAGCAACTGCGGGCAGTTACACCGCGCGATGCTTATGCTTTCAGCAATTCCTACACCGCGCGCGCCCAGTTGCAGGCAATCACATTTGATCGTAACCGTGGTGAAATATCCCGCGTAAAGGTAAACGCATGACCCGCTCAGAAATACTTGAGACCGCCCACCTCTATATCACGCAAGATCGGGCAAAAACGCACGGTGGCGCAGAAGACAGCTTCGCAGACATCGCGGCGATGTGGAGCATCTACCTTGAACACCCGGTTGGCCCAGAAGATGTGTGCATGATGATGGTGCTGTTGAAAGCGGTGCGGTTCAAGAACAGCCCGCAGCACGTGGACAATCCCATTGACGCGGCGGGATATGCGGCACTTGCTGGCGAAATTGCTTCGCAGCGCGGCTAGATCGGCGCGCCTGTTTCGGCATCCCTGACGCCGTGGCGCTCTAGGTCGCGCAGAATGTCCAGCAAGGCCATACGCAAGTTTGTGACGCTCTCGGCCTCAATCGGCACTGGGCGCTGCGTCCAGCCTTCCTTGCCATCGTGCATAGTGTAAAATTCGTGAACGGCCAAATATGGATCGCCGCTGTCGTCGGTGTGCTGCATGATCTGGTATCGCCAGCTACTCATGTCTTTTCTCCCAAAATCCACTTGAGGATTTGCCGTAAGGCATACTTGCGGTCGCCCTCAAAATGCTTGTGGTCGGTCCACAGATCGTGTGGCTTGATGAGCCTGTAGCCTTCTCGGTCAAGTTGCTTGGCGACAAAGCGGGCGGTCTCTAGGTCGCAGCCAGCCGCCCACAGTTCAGCCTCCATCGGCGCTTGTGGCAGACCATTGGCAGCTTCGGGGAATGATCGATGTTCAATCATCCCCGACCCCCCCCTGCCTCTATTTTATTTGCCAAATCAGCTATGTATTTGGCTTCTTCGCAAGTGCATAAAGTCCCGCCTATGGGAAGTTCTGGGTCAATATGCGCACGCACCAGTTCGGCGGTTACATTTAACCCCCCTAGTTTCCGATCTGCCACAAGCCAAAACGGCCAATCTTCGGTATGATTAGATGCGTTTCGTGCGTAATAACGGTCACTCATCCCCGATCCTCCTCTGCCTTCTTGATGATTGCCGCCACCTCTGCGTGGTCGGATGCGAGTTTGCGTATAGAATTAGCTGCATCCCACGCCGCAGAAGACTTAGGTGGGTTGGACATCAACATTGCGGTGTTTCGCAATTCATCTTCGCAGCATGTTACAGCCCTCTCCAGCGCCGCCCGCACGATGGCTTCGGGCGAGGGGTTGTCTGGTATAACCCATTTAGTCATCTGTTTCTCCTAGCATCTGCGCCACCTTTGGCAGCAATTCAAAATCTGGCCCGTGACGCTTTACCCACAACCGCTTTGCAGCGTGGTATCCGTCTGGCCCTTGATGGCACGCCCAGCACAGCGGGATAACGCGCCAGTCGCTGCGGGGCTGCTTGTCCCCGGTAACGTGGTGAGCCTGTGAGGGCGGCGCACAGCCGCAAGCAATGCACGGGAGCATCTTCACCGCCGCCATATGCTCATGCGCCCCTGCGGCCTTCTCTGCGGCCTTGTGAGCGCGTTTCTTCGCGCTGATAGGGCGAAGCGGCGTGCGTTTCACTTGAACCTCTTGAAGTTATGCCAATACAAGCACGCCATTTCGTGAATGTCTGCCGGGTCATTGCGGTCGGTTCTGCCGCCCATTTCTCGCACGATTTCGTCTTTGGTCTCAGGGCAATGATGCCAGAACATCCCATCTTTTAAGTTGGCGATGATGATGGCCTTCAACTTCGTCAGGCGCATCAAGTCTTGCAGCCGCTCAACTTTATCTGACGCAATGTGCATGTGTTCAAACTGCCCGAAATTGATGTTGCGGCTCTTTATCTCTGCCCAGCATTGCGGCTTGTCGTTGTGGTCAAGTATCAGCATGTCGGCTGCGGAAAACTTTGGCATCATCAAGCATTTTGCTTCCCACTTATGGGCGATTTGCCGAGCAACCGCTGCCTCTCGCTCGCGGTCGTGTTGCCGCTCATAGACGGGCCGGGTCATCTGTCATCTGGATGTGGCTCTGACCACACCACGCCGTGTCTGTCGCCATATTCCTGCGCAACTGTAATCAGATCGGCAAACTGGCGCACCGATAATTTGCTGCTGTGAAAGCCGACAGGGAATGGCTCGCCGTTCAATCCGTTCTCAAAGCGCGTGGCGTGGCCGCAGGCGTGCATCATGAGCGCCTTCCATACCTCTGGCGTGTGCGTTCGACCTTCGGGCTTGGCGCGCGAAATATCGGACAGCATCGCCCAGAACTTCGCGTTCTGATCGGCATTGCGCGTGGCTTCCTTGATCGTCACGACCGCATCTGGCGGTGCGCGGCGTATGAGGTCACATGCCAGCGCCCGTTGTGCGTCACCCCGGAGAATGACAGTCTGCGCCATTATTCAGCCTCTGGCAATTTTGGAAGTGGCATCCAGTGAGTAGCGCCACCGTCAGCAGTTATCGTGTAATCGCCGTTGAACATCCAGCAATCACCCCACAAAACACTATGGTAAAACGCACCGATGACAACTTGCCCATCTTGCGCGTTACTATTGGGGGCCAGTGCAAGAAGTATCTCGGTGCCATCCTTCGGCGCGGTCTCAATCGGTTGCCATTCCATCAGTCCATCCCCAGCGCAGTGAGATACATTTCAAGGACGGCCTCTTTCTCTGCGCGCTCGTCTGGGTTCATCTTTCGCAGCTTGATGATTTCGCGCAGGATGGCGGTGTCGTAGCCGCAGCTTTTTGCCTCGGCCAGCACATCTTTCTGCTGATCGGCAATGTCCTGCTTTTCAGCCTCAAGACGCTCATAGCGCTCAATGAAGCTGCGAAGATGGTCTGCGGTGATTTGGTAGTGGTCTGTCATGCGGTTCTCGCTTTCAGTTGTTCGATCTTGGTTTCCATTTCGGCAATGAATTTCTGCACTTCCTCAACGATGGTCTTCGCCAGCTTCTCGTCAAACTCCACGCGGCGCACGAACATCTGCATGTCCACGGGCAGGCGGGGGTCAAAGCTAACGAAATCGCACCACTTGCGCCCGGCGCAGAGCATCTGAACGTGCATCTGCGTGATGTATTTCCCCGGCACCTTGTCGCTTAGAAGCGTTTCGATGTGCGTGGCGGTGTTGGGGCATTTGATTTCGATCAGACCATCGTCACCGATCAGCCCGTCAGGTGATGCGCCGAAGCCCGCAATTTCGGGATGCGGCACAAAGCCAGTTTCCACCACTGTCGCGCCGGTCATGATTTCGTAGGCCATACGCGCCTGTGGCTCAGTCTCGGTCCCCCATTGCATCGCGGCAGAGGAAAAGCCCCCCTGCCGCTCGCCTGTCAATTTTTCGCAGATCAACTCGGCCATATAGTTGGCGCGGCTGGCGCTGTAACCGCTCTTGGTCTGCGCCATCACATCGGCGGTGCGGGATGCTGTGACGCATCCCATCCGCGCTTCAAACCATTCTTCGGTGCGTTGCTCCATCACTCGGCCCCCAGCTTTTTGGTGAGCATTGCAATGGTCTGGTCGGCCTGCTGCGCGGTCAGATCGTGCAGTTCCGCGACCTTCCAGTATGCGCACAGCTTGGCCTCGTCGCTGGCGGTGCGCTCAATCAGGTCGTTGATTTCCTTCCACTGTTCTGCGCTGATTTTGGCTGGCGGCTTGGGCTGCTGCTTGGGCGCTGCGGCTGATGCTGCATTGCCATCGTCATCCGTATCGGGCGCAATACCAGTTAGGCTTTCAAGGCCAATCCGCTTTGCATATGTCGTCGCGGATTTCATTCCCTGCATATTGTTGCGGTCAACAATTAGCGGGACGTCGCAGTGAATGTGCGTGTCCGTTGCGCCGTGGGAAAGTGTGGTCCGCATGACCATACCCTCATCATCGCGGATCATGCTGTGATACATTGCAATGCCTTGTTCTGATAAAGCTGGGACCACAACCGAAACGACATCTGCCAGATCGGCGTAACGGCTTTTAAAGGCTGGGTTGATTGATCCTTTAGTAACCTTGCCCATATTTGACTGCGCCGCGCAGAGGGCGGTGTAGATGTTTTTGTGTTCAGTCATTTTACGTCCTTCCATAGTTGTTTAACGATTGCCCTGTATGCTGTCATTGTGCTGACGCCGAATAAGGAGCCAATCTTTGCGTAACTTTCACCTGTTTTCAGCCTATATTTGCGCATCTCTCTAACCATTTCCTCGGTTAGCTTTGCCATCGCGTTCCTTTCGCCCGCTGAATTTGTGCCGTGATTTTCTTTATCTGCGGCGTTTTCTTCTTTAGTTCCCCAACGCAAATTTGACGCTTTGTTGTTTGATTTGTCGCCATCAAGATGCCTGCATTCCATACCCTCTGGGCAAGGTCCGTGATATGCCTCGCATATCAATCTGTGCAGGTATGCTTTCTCTAGGTGTCCATCTGATCTTTTAAGCTGCAAGCCAACGTATTGCCCCATTTTGATGGGTTTCATTACTATTGGCGTTGGCCTGACGCGAGATACAACAAAGCCGTCTTGGTGAAATTCGTAATCAGGAAACCTGTTGATTGTCATCATATCGCACCCAATATTTGCCGACGTTATGACGTTAAAACCAAGAAGTAAGGAAGTCAACTGCCGTTCTGTTTCTTGCGTTTTGCCGCGATGGCGATGAGCAGTTGCACGGCAAGCGTGCGGATGGCGTCAAGCTGGCGCGCGGTCATTCCAGCACCGCCTTTGCGATTGCCAGCACCCAAGGCAGGCCGAAGACCATAGCGGCGATGCAGAGCCCGCCCAGAATGTCGTCAAGCGTGAAGCGGCTCATTGCATTTCCTCCCATTCTGCAACCCGGCTTTCAAATTGCGCGACCACGCCAGAGCCAAACATTTCTGCGATCTGATTGGCGGTAAAGCGAGTGTTGCCCACCTGAACGTCAATCAGCGTGGCAACGCAGATGTGTCCGTCAATGCCGCCAATGTCTGCGCTGTAGTCTTCCTCATACTCAATGCGCAGCGTAGCGATGCCAGAGATACTGCTGGTGCGGTCGCTGAAGTAGTCCTCGGTGTCGTGTTCAACGTATTCCATTGGTTCATATCCTGTTGAGGGTGGTGGGGGCCGAAGTTGGGGATATTAAAAGCGCACATCGTTTTGAGCGAACCATTCGCAAACGTCAAAATCACCGCAATAGCAAAGATTGCTTTCAAGGGTGGCAAGTGCGATGGCGTCAAATTCCGTTTCGGATGCGGCCTTATCAACGTGAATGGTGTCATTGGCGTTGAGTTCTGCGTTGTCAATCATCAGCTTCACGCGGTCTGCAAGGTCTTCAGAGCGACCCCAAGGCAGTGCGCGAGCAAGTTCTGCAATCTGTGCGAAGGTTTGCGCGGCCATCTGTGTATCTCCTTGGTGTGTTGTTCGTTTCCTTGCATCCAACATACAGCTTCCTTGGGTATGTGCAACAAAAAAATTGCACTTGACCGAAGAAAGTTTAGCCCACATACTGCGCAGCATGAACAACGCACCAAACATGATCCGGCAATGGCTTAGGGACGAGGGCCGCAAGGCGCTCTGGCTCGCAAGTCAAGTGCCTGCGGATCGGGCGACCGTCAGCCAGTGGCTCACAGGTCGCAGAACCCCGCTGCCGCCTGCACGGCGTCGGCTTGCTGAAATCACGGGCTTGCCTGTTGATGCAAAGGAAACGTGGGAATGAGACCCGGCGATATGGACCAATGGGAAGTCGAAAACGACCGCGTATGGCGCGGGATGCTGCGGGTCGGCGTCGGCCTTGTGCTGATGCTGTTTGCGTCGATGCTGATCGGCATCGTTCTCGGCTATCTGATTTGGGGCATATGATGAAACAGAACCCGCAGCGCGATGTGTCCTCCCCATATCTGCGCGCGGAGGCGGCAGGGCTGATCCCCTCGGTTAGCCTTGCCGCCGCCTTACCTTTTTCGGAAAATTTACCGTATCAGATAACGCATTTTTTCGAAACTCTGGGCATCGCAGACGACATACCTTGGAGGCCAACGCATGACCAAGACGAGCCGCCTTTCTGATCTAGAGCGGGAAATCCTGACGTATCTCAACATCGTCGGCGGGACCGACGCGGCTGATCTTGCGGAAGTGTTGGGCATCAGCGAGCGGTCTATTCAAGAGGCGCTGCATAAGCTAGACGACGAGGGCCACGTTATGATGCGGCTGGGCTGGTATCGTCTTAGCGAGGCTCAGAAGGCTGGCAGGCTATGACGACCGAAGCTGGCCGCAGGTTTATCGCAAATCGCCTCAACGCAGCGCGGAACCTGTCAGAACTGGCGGCAGTCTGGGCGACCATCGCTGTAGCGTATCAGCGCGAGCCGCAGATTTTCGAATTGAAGGAACGCCTTAAGGAACAGATGGAGAGGAATAAATGAAAAGCGAAGATTGGCAACCAATGGAAACAGCGCCGTTGAACCCATACGGAAAGCCTTGGGGACCGATTGTTTTAATATGGGATCGTGCTACGCAAAGCCCAGTCTGCGCGTATTTTGAACCTTGGCACGGTTACAAAGATCAAGATTGCGGACCAGCTTGGGTTGTTGCTGACGGTGTAGGTGACAGCGCAATCACACCAGAAGACGCCGGTGGCTGGATGGATATTGAAAAGCCAAGTTGGGAAAAAGAATGAACGACATCATCGCAAAGCACGTTGTCATGCTTCGGGCCACGCAGGAGCGCCAGAACGCCATCGAAGCCCTAGAGCGCGTCAAGCGTAGGGGCGACACGCAGGCAATCAACCGGGCGCAGCGCCGAGTGTATGACGCCAATCATCGACTGATGCAGGCCGAGCGCGAGGTGTTTGCTTGAGGCGCGCAGCAAAGGTTGACGCCAATCAACGCGAAGTGGTTGCAGCCCTTCGCGCCGCAGGCGCTAGTGTCCAGCTACTACATGCTGTGGGTGAAGGATGTCCCGATCTATTAGTAGGGTATAAGGGCTTGAATATGCTGCTTGAGGTGAAGGATGGCAGCAAGCCGCCAAGCGCGCAGAAGCTGACGCAGCAGCAAGAAGAATGGCACCGAGACTGGCGTGGTCATCGCGTGGTTGTGAACAGCCCGGAAGCCGCGCTTACGGCGATTGGCGCTATCGCTGTGCGTGGGCAGATTAGCTAATTTATGAAGGGGCTACCTGATGAACACGCCAAAGACTATAAAGTATGCAGACAACTTCTATCGCTCAGTCGGCAGCGATTTTGACGGCGTGTTTGATTGGGAATGGATGCAGGACTGCTGGCCTAACCCGCACGACAAACCGATGGACATTGATGGCTTTAAGGAGCGCCGTGGTCATTGCCTTATCATTGAAACAAAAGACCCCGGAAAAGACATTCCGCTTGGCCAGAGGATCGGGCTTGAGGCGTTACACCGAAAAAAAGATGTGAGCATCATGCTTATATGGGGAAAACAAGAGCCACAGAATGGCGAGTTTTGGTTTCCAAACAGCCGCGCCGTAGAAAAATTTACTGGCGCAGACCACGCGCGTGACTTGGTAAGGCGGTGGTATGCACATGCAAACACTGCCCCAAAATCGTAAAAATTACACAAATTTTGCTGCGATCGGTGTGATTGCAATCGTCGGTGATATAGGATAAGAAGAACGGGCGGGGAGCATGTGGGATGCTCAACCCGCCCAAAATACGCCGAAACCCCCGGCGCAGCCCTTCATTAACATGACGGTGCCGCGCTATCAATATGCGAGGTGCGATATGAGTCATTACATGACTGCTCTGGCTATGAAGCAACGGGGGCTGAAACCAGCCGCCAAGATTGTGCTTTACTGGCTGGCAGACCATCACAACGAGACCACGGGCGCTTGCTTCCCCAGCCTCAAGACGCTGGCGCAGGAGTGCGAGATGGATAAGGCGACCGTTGTGCGCCATCTTGACGCCCTTGAAAGTGCCGGTTTGATTGAGCGCCAAGAGCGCATCAGGGACAACGGGTCTCAGACCAGCACGGCATACACATTGATGCTCACCCCTGTCGCAGAATACAACAGCCCCTGTCGCAAAATGCAACAGCCCCCTGTCGCAAAATGCGACACCCTTAACCTTGGAATAAATAACCTTGGAAAAGAACAAGATCATTTGGGTGTGAAGGTCGGATTTTCAGAGTTCTGGGAACGAGCGCCGAACAAGGTAGCGAAAGCACAATCTCGCAAGACTTGGGACAAGCTGACGCCAGCACAGCGCGAAGCGGCGCATGAGAACGTGACCGCTTGGTATGACTGGTTCCGCAAGACCTATCCGACCGCTTCAATGCCGCATCCGTCAACCTACCTAGCGCAACGGCGCTGGGAAGACGAAGGCTGGAAGCCTGCACAAGCGCAATCCGTGGATCGGGCTGCGTTCTGGGCCGAAAGCATCAAGGCTGGACGTTACGTCTCGCCAGCAACCTGTCCGCCCGCTCTGTGCGCAGAAATGGTGCAGCGCGGTCTGGTCACATCAACTCAACTGAAGGAAAGAGGACTAGCAGCATGAAAATAGAACTGGGCTATCATCCCGAATACGGCTTGACGGATGAAATCAGGATCAAGGCCATCAACGACGCCCGCATCTGGTCGGTCAAAGTTGCGGCAGAGAAAAATTGCGTTTCGCCGGTTTCGATCTACAAATGGCGCAAACGGGTGGAGCAGGTCGCATGATTACGACAATTACCTGTATGGCGGTTGCCATCTACTTCGAAGCCCGTGGCGAACCGATTGACGGGCAGATGCTGGTTGCAGAGACCATTTTGAACCGGGTGGCCGACGAGCGCTGGCCCGATACGGCCTGTGATGTGGTCAAGCAGCCGGGTCAATTCAGCTTCTATAGCGACGGCAAGAGCGACCGCCCGCGCGATATGGAAGCCTACACCACAGCCGTTCTGGTGGCCCAAGAAGCGCTTGAAGGGCATCATTTGCACACGGGCGCGCTCTACTACCACACGACCGATGTGCGGCCTGTATGGCGTCACGCTTTGGAACCCATTGGGCTAGTTGGCGACCACATCTTTTATGCCAACACCAAAGACTGCCGCCTGCCGACATGCTCTATTCGGCCAGTGCCAAGACCGGAGCGCCCGTAATGGACAGAGTGTCAAAAATACTGCGCGAAGTGGCGAAAGAATTTGATGTGCCGGTCAACGAACTGCGCGGTCCAAACATCGCCCGCCACATCGCAAAGCCACGGCAAATCGCATACCTTCGCTTGCGTGACGAAACGGATTTATCCTATCCTACCATCGGTCGCATAATGGGAAACCGCGACCACACCACAATCATCTATGGCATCAGGGCCGTGACGAAGCGGCTACAGCAAGGGGAAAGATACTAATGGCAAGCGTGAACAAAGTCATCCTTCTAGGCAATCTGGGCCGCGACCCAGAGGTTCGCACCTTTCCGAAAGGCGGTAAGGTTTGCAATCTGCGAATTGCCACATCGGAAAGCTGGAAAGACAAAAGCACGGGAGAGCGCAAAGAGCGCACAGAATGGCACAGCGTTGCCATCATGTCTGAGCCAATGGTGCGGATCGCGGAACAATACTTGCGCAAGGGCAGCAAGATTTACATCGAAGGCCAGCTTGAGACCCGGAAGTGGCAGGACCAGACCGGCGCGGATCGTTACAGCACCGAGATTGTTCTGCGCCCATACAGCGGCACGCTGACGCTGCTGGACAAAGCAGGCGACAGCGACCAACGCGGCGATGTCGGATACCAGCAACCACCCGGCGCTGACTATCAGGACAACTTAGACGATGAAATTCCATTTTAAGGCGAACAAATGACCGCAATGTCAAAGGAAAGGTTTGAAGAACTGATCGGCAAGCAGATGGCGGAACTGGCCCACAAAGAAGGCCACCGCCCCGGCCTGCCC